TGCTTATTGTTCTCTTCCATAGAAAATTTCTATGGCGAACATACAGGGCAGATTCGTAGAATCTTTGACTGGTATGTGAGTTCTTATGTGTATCATGGATACGCAGAGACACTTTCCTGCTGGAAAAAGTTCACTAATCTCGTCAAACAGAAAGCAGCACTAGCTGTCGACTGTAAGCTGTCGGAACCCATTGGGTTCCCATGGTACGATACCAAGACCAAGAAATTGGTTACAACCGGTATTGTGTGGATGGACGCTGTGGTACAGCGTGGACTATTGTCAAAAGGGGAAACGGCTCGATTGAGCCACCTCATTTCCATCCGTGGTGCACCCACCCCAAATTTTGAGATGAAGGTTGCATCATTGCTCGACCATCAGATCTCTTTGAGATCTGAGCCGGCCTCTGTAGACATAACACAGTTAATGTTTACATTCAAGGCTGGGGAAGCCATCGGCTTCCGTGCCAAGGCAAAATTGGGAGAACGCAGCCTGCTATCAGCAGAGCATGTATCCTTAACCAATTCGTCCTGCTACGAGAACCCTAGATCCAAAGGAGGTAGGGCCTCTTATGCCAGAGGACTAATTCACGCATGGGCTAACACTGTTAGTGCGAAAACTGAAATCTTCACAACGTGCCTAGGGCACACGATCACCTTCAACGAAGGTAGGAAACGATGGAAGGATTTTACGCCTGTATCTCCACTCAATGAGTGGGAAGACCAGGACTCAGTTGAATTTGGGCAGGAGATTCCTGCTGAGACAACTGTTATGGTAAAACGTGCTGGTTTCAATAGAAACCTCGGTTACCTTATCTTACAAACAGCATTCGATGAAGCTGTTTCTAAGGGAGTAATTACTCGAGATTATAATCTCGGGAAAGTACTTATTAAAAAGAGGGCGGTGTCGTTAGGAGAACCCGGTGGGAAATCCCGTTCACTCACCATTGGTGAGTGGTTCGAACCGATACTCTTACAGCCACTGGGTCACATTCTGGTAGAATCACTCAGTAACTTAGAGGAATGTCGCGCGGGCTTAGCCCGAGGCGAACCACTCTGGGTTTTGCTTCAAGAAATTCAACAGAAAATCAAGAGGCAAGAGCTCGATAGCGTTTTCATTGAAACAATGTGGCTTAAGTCGACAGACCTCAAAGAGGCCACCGACCACGCCCATCGAGATATCGTCAAGTACCTACTTTGTGGGTATCTTTCCGGTTTAGGGAAGCAATATGCAAATCCCTATCTTCTTTTGTCGGTGGAACTGCTAGTTTCACCTCGAGAAGTTGTTTGGTCTCTAGAATAACATCGTTATTAGAGAAAACCGTGGCTCATTGTGTATACGCAAGCAGCCCTTACGACTACCAGATCGCATTCCAACGGAGCTTTCTAGTCGAAAGAACAGAGTCCCTTCGGGGTTTCGCGACGCGAAAAAAAAAAAAAAAAAAACACGCGT